CTGGCCGAGGCCGAGCGTCAGAACCAGCTGATCCAACGCGAGACTGCCCTGACCACGCTGGCAGCCACCGGGCAGATCCAGATGGACAAGCAGGACAAGGACTTTAACCTGAAGCAGTTCGACCAGAGCTGGAACATCAGGGCGTTCTACGAGGAGATGAAGATCAAGAAGGAAGAGGAGCTGACTGCAAATTATGGATTAGAAGCTGACTGATGAGGCTTGAAGCTTCGATCGATTAGTTGTATAAATAGGGGACAGAGCCGTTCGAGAGAACCGCCGGAGTGAGAAATGGCAGACCAAGAAACAGAAGTAACCGTAGACGAAGAAGAAAGCGAGTTCGAGACCGCGTTTGCAGAGATCGCAGCAGAGCGTGACGCAGACCCAGTCGACGACGAAGAAGAGGAGGCTGCTGAAGAGCCGCCTGCCGATGAAGTAACACCCGCCGCAGCCTCGACCGAGGAAGCCGCAGAACCAGAACCCGAAGACCCTTACGCCGGGATGACCGATGAGGTCAAGGCCAAATTTGTAGCACTCGAAGGCGACAGGGATTCCTTGCGCCACACGATCGACAGCGATGACGGGCGCGTGCGAGCATTCCAGTTGAAGGTAAACGGGCTGGAGGAACAGATCAAAGAAATCAGGCAGGGCGACCCGGCAGGTCCGAGTCAGTCCCAGATCGCGAACGCCATGAAGGGCGACGATGAAGACTGGGGTGCGTTCTCGGAGAGTTACCCTGACGTGGCCAAGGCCATCGATAAACGCATGGAGGCCATGGGGACCAAGGTAGACGAGGCTGTAGAAGCCACTCTGGCCCCAGTTAAACAGGAAAGTGAAAACCTGAAAGCCGAACAGGCCCAGACCGCAAATGAGGCAAAGGTCGATGCAGTTAAAGAACTGTACCCGACGTGGACCGACGCGGTGAAGACAGAAGAATTTTCGACTTGGTTGACAAGTCAGCCCCAAGGGGTATCGAGCTTAAGCGAGAGCGACGACGCGAGAGATGCGTCCACGCTGATCGGCTTATACGATGCCTACCTTGTAGCTGAAGGCAAGCCAAGTATAAAAGCTGACCCCATTGAATCTGGCGTCACAGAAGTACCGGGTAAAACCGGAGCCACCGATCTAGCAGCACGTCGGGCGCAACAACTCTCAGACGGTGAGTCTGTACCCAGCAAAAAAGCTGGCGTTCAAACAGATGGCCCCGAACTGGATGAGTTTGAAGCAGCCTTCAATGTGTTTGCAAAGCGGAAGGCACAGAAACGAGCATAAGCTCATCACTTAACTAGTCGAAAGACGCGGAGATTTTACAATGTCAGGTTCAACATATGGCGACATTAACCAGCGTACCGCAGCGTGGGCTGCGACTGAAATGCTGGAGCATGCACGCCCCATCATCGTGTTGTCGGACTACGGTCAACCAAAGCCGTTACCTCGCAACAAAGCCGAGCAGGTCAAGTTCAGACGTCCTGTTCCTTACGTGGTATCCACCACTCAACTGACTGAAGGCGTTACACCCTCCAGCCATAAGACCAGTTACGTCGACGTGCCCGCCACCATGGGCCAATACGGCGATCTGGCCGAGATCACTGACCGGGTTCAAGACATGTCAGAAGATCCTGTCCTGAAGGACATGTCTGTCCTTTCCGGTGAGCAGGCCGCTGAGACCATCGAGATGGTCACATGGGGCGTCATCAAGGCCGGGACCAACGTGGTCTACTCAACCGCAGCTGACACGGTTCGTACCGATGTCGACGCGGCCATCAACCTCACCCAGCAACGCCAAGCGGTTCGATTCCTGAACGCCCAGCGTGGCAAGCGGATCACCAGCAAGATGTCTTCCAGTGTGCAGTACGGCACTGAAGCGGTCGACGCTGCGTTCATCTGTTTCGGCCACACTGACATGGAACAGGACATCCGTGATATGACTGGCTTCACCCCGACTGAAAAGTACGGGTCCATGAAAGCCCTGCCATACGAGTGCGGCAAGGTGGAGAACGTCAGGTACATTCTGACCCCACTTTTGACGCCCTTCCTCGCTGGCGGTGCGTCTGTTGGCTCTACCGGCATGGTAGCCGCTGACGCCACCACGTTGGACGTCTACCCGGCAGTTATGATCGCCAAGGAAGCCTACGGTTTGGTACCCCTGCGTGGCGCTGGAGCAATCCATCCCACAGTACTGAACCCCGGCACCGTGTCCAAGTCTGACCCTCTGGGACAGCGTGGGTACGTTGGTTGGAAGACGTGGTTTGTCGCAGTTGTCCTCAATCAGGCTTGGATGGTCAGGCTTGAGCAAGGCGTAACAGCACTGACCGGGGTTTCCTAACCGCTGGGCTGTAGTGTAGTATGTACCGAGGGCTGGGGATGACTCTGGCCCTCGTTGTAATTTAACCCTTACCGAGCAAAGCTCCGCGCTGGCTCAGAGGAAAAGAAAATGTCTTCAAATTTATCAGGTGTAACAAACGTAGATATCCGTGACTGCTTGGGGACTTGCGCCCTTAATGCTGGTCTTCTGGCGGTTCACGGCTCGAACGCCGAGAATGCGCTGACCACGGTCGCGGTCGAACATATCATCAATGGCGTCTTCCAAACCGCCTCCGCGATCGATTCCGAGATCGACATCAGTGCGCTGACGGTAATTAGCGGCAAGGATGGTACGACTGGCGCTGCTGGCTCCAGCAAAACCTACCCGGCCCGAGCTACCGGCGATGCGGATCAGACCTTGGTCTTGATTCTGGCCTGTAAAGGCGATGTCGCCTATGTCGTGGAGCAAACGGTCGATGTGGCCGCAGCACAGGATGATGCGGACTATATCCTGTCTTGCCCATCAGGCTACGCGCCTTTTGGACTCATCAAGCTGGTCCGTGGCCCGACTGATACCGCCACCTTCCAGTGGGGCAGCAACACTGCCGCTACCGGTGATCTGGATGCGACGGGTCGTACCGCGACCTACTTCGATATCTGCCAGTGCCCGCCGACTGTAGCGAGTATCGTTGAAACGTAAGAGAAGTATCTGGGGTGGCTGTCAATTCCTAACAACATGGGGGCAGCCACCCCGGTTTTATCGGAGAGATCCGATACGTTCCCATCGGCGCTGCCGCGATCGAGCAGCCCCACAGACGGAGTTTTTAAATGACTGATTTTAACCTCGCTACAGCCGACAAGCACCAGATGAAGTTTTACGCCAAGTCACTAGGCTTGGACCTGTCCCTCTCGATGTCAGAAACGACCATGCGAGAGCGGATCGAAAAATTTCTCATCGAAAACGATCTGGATGCTCCGAAGTCCGAGGTCGCAGGCATCAAGGAAGGTGACAAGCGATTCGACATCATGATCCCCAAATCAGCTGCCCACGACGGTAGTGAGCCTGTTTTCGTGGGCGTCCAAGGGATTGGGTATACCATCCCCCGAGCCGTCAAGGTTACCGTGCCCGAGAGCGTGGTTGAGGTCCTGAAGAATGCCGTGCAGGATGTCGTGACACAGGACGAAGAAGGTGTTATCCACCACGACTATGTCCCCGCTTATGCTTTCACCGTGCTGGGCGAAGTGGCTGCCTGACCATGGCAATGACCTACTTACAGCTGTTCCAGCGTGCCCACCAAGAGAGTGGCATCGCCGGGGCAGCGCCGTCAGCCGTTACTGGCCAGACGGGGAAATTATTAAAATTGGCCAGCTGGGTTTCTGACGCATGGACCAAGATCCAGCTGGAGCGCACGAATTGGCTGTTCATGCATAAGACTTTCACCTTCGATACTATTGCCGACACCCGTGATTACCTCGCCAGCGACTACTCGATCACTGATCTGGCGCTATGGGACTCAGAATCTTTCTTGGTTTACAAGACGAGCCTCGACACCTCTGACCAGAATTTTTTGATGTATAGGCCGTACCCGCAATGGCGGCAAGAATATCGACAGGGAATGGAATCGAGGCCGACTAACCGCCCCCAGCTCTTCACCATCCTGCCAAGCAACCAGATCCGATTTGAGCCAGAGCCTGATGCAGCGTACACTATCGATGGCGAGTATAAACGAGTGGCGCAAGTGTTCTCCGCTGACGGTGACGTCCCCACCGATCTGCCAGCAGATTTTCATATGATAATCGTTTGGAAGGCCTTGCAGATGTATGGATTTTTCGAAGACGCCCCAGATGTTTTGGATATGGCGGAGACCGAGTTTGACAACCTTATGACCCGACTTGAAGAGCAGCAATTACCCCCGATGGATACCGACTTTGAGGGTCTGGCCTAGTGATCACGCAATCCAGAGCCAAGGAACTATTCGAATATAATCCTGAGACTGGGTATCTGTACTGGCGTGTGAGGCGTAGCCAGTGCGTCAAGGCAGGCGACCGAGCTGGTGGTTTAGATAGATATGGGTATATCCGTTTAATGATCGATGGCAAAAAATACATGGCCCATCGTATTATCTGGCTCATG